TTAATTCTGAATGTTGAACTACCAACGGTAAAGAATACTTTAATTGCTTCCCAGTTATTTCTACCAGTAACAACCTCATATCCATCAAAGTTTAAAGTATGAACACCAGGCTCAATCTTTGTTTGTGATTCTGAACCAGAATCTGTGTTATCAAAATCATATTTTGTTAAATCCATTTTTTACTCCTTGTTAAATCCAACATTTATATTCTGAACAATCCTCTTGCGATTCCCCACAATGACGACAAAGTCCATCTTCATCGTATTGTGGTTCATCATCATCACAAAAGTGTTCGTTAAGTTCTTTAGTATCAATCACTTCAACATCTCCTCACGGATTGCGTTCCAGTCCATTGGCAACTCATCTGGTAAGTTGTATCTGTTTTTTGCAAGATACGCTGGGTCGTTGTTTGGATAAATAATTCTATCTCCAGATACAGTTTTAGTAGTCATACCACTCTTACCTTGCACCTTAATAGTTCCTAACTTCTTAGCTGCAAAAAAACATGCATCAGAATGTTCCAACAATAATGCTGAAGCTTTCTTATGGAGTTTAAGAGAGTATCTGTCGTAAGCTTCGATTCGTGGATCTTCCACTTTTCTTACCTCACTATGACATATCTGGAATATCATCATTCCTTTATCTCTTAGTTTGTTAAGTTTTTCTATGTACTGACCCCAGTACCTCAATGTTTCGGCATAGCCTTTTCCGTAACTTGGTTGATCAATGGAAGCCCAGTTGTTATCTGCACAAACCTTTTCCCACAACAATCTCTCAAACCAGTCCAAAGAATCAATACAAACAGTTTTGTATTCATGTTTTTCAACGGCAAGCTCATCAAGATTTTCCATGACATCCGCATAAGATTTACACGGTATGTTATCCATTTGTATCTTACCTAGACCATCCTCGACATCCAACATAATTGGATTTTTTGTCTGCGATGCTAAGTATGTTTTACCTACAGCTGCCTCACCGTGAACTATTATTCTTGGTGGTTTTTGTACGGATTTTTTTCTTATATCAGCTAGACTCATTTGCTCACCTCAATCTTTTTTTCTTCTGTTGGCTCTAATATGTTTTTCATACGAGCCTCATAAGAACCAAGTAAGGTATTCAAATCATCGATATCATTATTAGCTTTTATAATAAAATCATCTCTGATTTGTTTCTTTTCTTGCCAACGAGCCATCAACTCTTTTGCATTGTCTGGCATTTCATTTATCTTATGTTCTTTGCCATCATCCGCAAACTTAATTGTTGGTTCTTCAGCGTTTTTGGTTTCACTATTTTCACTCATTAGTTTCTCCTTTATTATATTGTTTATATAAATCGCAGATGCTTCTTGCGTTACAAAAGCGACAATGATCCCCATAAACATATACAGGGTTTTCCTCCAAGCATGCATCCACGCACGGCTGTAAGAAATCGTAGGCCCAATCCACCAGAAACTCTGCGGTGGTGTTCCATGTCTTGATAGGTCCGCCACCCCATGTTGCGCGTGGTTGGACAATTGTAATCTCTACTTCAGTATCTTCATTGCCATAACGAGACAATGCACCTACTGCATATATCATGGCTTGTTTGTTGTGTTCAGGACTCACAGGATATTTACCTGTCTTCAAATCTATAACGCACATTTTATGTGGAGTGATTATTAATGCGTCTGCATAACCATATAAATCTTCTGATATTTCTTGGCATCTAACTTTTTGTTCTACCAATAGTTTGCCGTTTAATCTTTTTGCTCTCTCTTGCACATATTCCACATAAATCTTTGCGCAATCAATCATGTCTTGGTCGACTGTTATTTCAAAATCTTCTACATATTCTTTTTTGCCAAGCCAATAATCTTCAAGTGTGACATCAACTAAAAATCCTTTTAATAGTTGTTCTGTCATGTTGTGAATTAAAGTACCAACAGCGGCAGGTAATCCAACTTGATAATCAACCTTTGCTGCAAGCGTAGGCATACCTGGACAATTAGTCCATTTTTCAGCAGCTGATGGGCTAAGTTTGGCGTGTTTCATGTGATACCCTTGCTTCTGCTTCTGCTTTTATGATTTCGTCAATATCATATACAATTTTACCATTTAGGTTTAAATAGTCTGGCCCTGTTTTTTTTGCGCGCCAGCCCTCTATGGTTCTTGGAGATCTTCTCCATCTTTGAGCGAGTTGCTTAGTATCTAAAAAGATTTTATCTTTTTCCATTTAATCTCCCTTTTTGTTTTGATTTGTTATAATATATATGTAAATGTACTTGAATACAACAGTTAATTACAAAAAAGGAGTGAAAATATGTCGATAGACGATATAAGAAAAGAAGAATGGGATCAAGCTGGTAAAGACAGCAAAAATAAAGTTGCTGATATAAAACCAGATATGGTAAACAGGCCAGAGCATTACCAAGGAATAGTGGAATGTATAGACCTAATAAGAGATAGAGTTGGTTCAAAAGGATATGCTGCTTATTTAGAATCTAATATCTGGAAATATTTATATAGACATAAGGATAAAGAAGAGAACATTCAGGACTTAAAAAAATGTCAATGGTATTTAAACGAGTTAGTTAAATATTACGAGGAGTTGTAAGGACTTACCAAGGAGGTAGCTATGAATTTATATGAGTTTGATGATCGTATCTTAAACGAAAGGAACGGAAGAAAGCCTATATATGTAAATAAACATCTTGCTAAAAAGTTTAAGGATTTTTGTGAGAGCGAACAGAAAGAACCACATAAAGTGGTTGAGTATCTAATATCTTTAGGTATGAACTCTGTAAAGCATTACGAAGAACCTAAAGTGTCTGTTGACATCGAAGCTCTTTAAATAGGTTTTCTACATTTTTAAGCGAGTCCATCGCTTGCATCTCTTTGTCTTTAATGGTTATCTGTTTTTTTCCGTCTGCAAAAGTAAAGACAACTTTCTGTGGACCTAAAGCAACCAAAGCATAAACATCTATTGCATTTTTTTCGTATTGCCTACTTTTAGCAAAAGCACCACGCCTAAAATCAAACTGCCATGACACTCTATGTGTTTGTATTTTAGATTGTGTTTTAACTTGGCACTTATATAGATTGTGATCAACATCAAAAACAATGTCTGCCTCCGCGCTGTGTGGAACTATCATTACAGTATCTGCGTGTAAAGAAAGTAGCGAGGCTACTAAGTATTCTCCAGATCGGCCAACTCTTTCAGATTGGCGTGGCATGGTTTTATTTTAATCCTTCAGTTAACTTGCTTTCTTTAATGTAATCTTTTAATTGATCTTGTCTATCTTGCAACATTTCAAGATATTTTTCTTGCAATTTCTTTCTTTCTTCTATGGTTAAGTTTTTATCTTTTAAAACTCTAGTTCTTCTAGCTTTAATTCTTGAAATTTCATTACGCATAAATTTAATATTAGTTGTTCTACTTTTCTGAGGATCTATTGGATATATGTTTGTACCAACTAATCTTAAAACTGCTTGAGTTTTAGTTACTTTAGGATCACCAAATCTATTTACATCTTTATTAATTGATTGTAAAAGTTTACCAGCAAAACCAATATCCGTTAGCCATGTTGGAGCTGCCATTCTATAGGCATATAACATCATATCCGCCAACTGTTTTGATTCAGGATCATATTCATTAACAATTTCTCTTTTTGTAAATGGATCTATATTGGTTTGTATAGCACTAATTGTTTGAGGTAGTGGGCCACCAAAAACACCAGACTTAGATAAAGCTTCTTGAAATTCTAATTCTTTTACATCTTTAACCATGCCTGTAAACATTGCATAAGGTAAAAAATAACTAAAATCTAATACTTGCCATTTATCATTTTCATCTTTAATCGGTAATATCAAAGCATTACCATTGTCTCTTATCCACTCAGGCATAGATTGTTTTATTGTTTTAATATCTTCTGATGTAATTCCTTGATATTGTTTTACTATTTCGTGCATACCATAGGGTATAGCTAAATATGGAAGATATCTTTCTGGATATCTAATTGCTGTTTCTAGCAAGTTTGGTAGGACTTTATAATAATAAGTTAAAAATGGAATACCTACTGGTGCATTTCTTAAATACCTTACTGACGGAGGAACTAAAGAATAATCAAATAATGTTTCTTGCGCTCTTAAAGCAGCGTTTGCCTCGTCAACACCCCTAGACATTTCATCAATAATTTTTGCTGTCTTACCTATTATTTCCATTTTTTGATAAGCGTTAGTTCCTATCTCAGATATAGCACCGCCAATATATTTTATTCTATCTACAATATTTCCAGTCTCTTTTGCCTTTGCTTTTAAATATGCCTTATTAATATCAATCATTTCTTGTCTTGAAAATGTTGAGTCTAATATTCCATATTTTTTTGCTATTTCTGTATAAGGACCATTTTGTCTCATATCGTTTAGAGCTTGATTTAATCTTGTTGGTATTTTTCTTAAAGGCACTCCAGAAAGATTTAATAAGATAACATTAGAAATTCCATTACGAACTTGTGATGGTGGATTTAAAGCAACCTTACTCATTTTCCATAATTTTGTTGCTTGAGTTATTGCTCCAGAATCACCCAACACAGATTTTGCAAAGTTATCTTTTGGATTTATAAAATCTCCAGCAGAAATTAAATCATCATATATTTCTTTTCTTATATATGAACCCCTTAAAGAACCATACTGTTTTGCATTTGGAACTTGTTTATATAATTTTAAGTCTGATTTTTTAATATTAAGATTGGCTTGGTCTATTAAAGAGTCCATTGACTCTACAATTTTTCTATCTTCTTTAGGTCTAATTTTTCTAACAACCTCATTTGCAATCCTATCTTTTTCTTCAGCCATCCAAACAGGACTAACATTTTTGCCTTGAAAGTCAATTAAACCAGATTGTATTGTCCATTTAGGATCTTCTGCTATTTTTTCAAACAAACTATATTTAACAATATCCGACATAGGATCTTCTATGGCTTTTGAACCTTGTAAAGATATATCTTTTACTTCTCCTAAAAATTCTACAGTTGCATCATCAAGGTCTTTTCTTGATTTTGTATAATCCATTCTTCCTTTTTTATCTAAATATTTAAGATACATTCTTGGAAGATATGATTCCTTGTTTGCATCAACCACATCTTTAGAAAGAATATTTGCTTTTACCAAAGACTCACCTACAAAATCTATAGACTCTCTTAATTCTTTTGCTTTCGATCTTACAACAGGATTTTGTATACTTTTAAGATTAGCTTTTTTTGTTAAGTATTGCCTTACAGCAAAATTATCTTCAGGATTTAATTTTGCAAAAGTATCATAAACGCCCCTTGTAACATCTCTAACTTTTTGCAGTTTACCAGTTGCCAAGCCACGCAATGTTAAATATTTTTCTTGATCTGGTAATGTTTTTAAAGGGGAATATTTAATAAAAGGTTTTTTAACAAAGTCTATCGCTTGCGTTGCAACTTTTTGATAATTTTTTCCCAACAAACCAGAGGCTATTTCTTCAGCAGAAACCTCTGTATCTTTTATAGGTTCTGATATTTTTTGTAGTTTTTGTGTAAGAGGTGTCTCTTGTTGTGTGCTTGGTTTTATAGTTTGTTCGGCTTCTCCTGTTATCTCTTTTTGTATTATTGGTTGTGTTTCTTTTTCTATTTGCTCAATATCAACATTTTTCTTTTGTAATGTTGACTCCTCCCTTTGAACTATTTGATTTAATTTTGATCTAGCAGCTATGTTAGTTCCAATTCCACCTATAAGGCCACCCAATCCAGCACCAGCTGTTGCACCAATAGTAGCGGCCTTTGCAGACTCCCCCAAATCAAACTCTTCTTGTACTCCAGCATTTATTTTTGCGTTTTGTCTCAAAGCATTATCAGCTGTTGAATAAACAGCACCCTCTATCGAACCTATTTTTGCGCCTTGTTTTAAACCAGCTTTAGTTCCTTGTTTTACACCTTCTTTGATAGCTTGTTTTACGGCTTGTGCGCCAGCAGTACCAACACCTAATGTTCCAAGACCAACATAGGTTGTTGGGTCTGTTGCTAAACCTTTTAATAATCTACCTGCTCCAGACCAACTAGCAGACTTTTTATCATACATATCCATAAGTGTAATAAAATCTTGCTTTTGTTTATCTGTAGCATCTTTTAATTGATTTGCCTCAACAGTCATTTGGGGCAAGTTATAATTAAACCTACCCATATAATCTAAGCCATAAGCAGCATAATCTTGATCTGTTTCTAAATTTGGTGCATCTACACCCTCGTTCCATTTGTAAATAGACTTAGATGCCTCAATCCATTTAGGATCTTTCTTAACAACTTCTTCTGTTAATTTTACTTGTTGAGGTAAGGTTTCTTGAACAGGAGATGTTTCTATTTTTTGTTTATTATATTGTAAAAATATATTATCTAACTGTTCTTTTGTCGGAGGTTGTTCACCAGTAATTTTTAAACTTACTCCGTCTTTATTTGTGATTCTATAGGTGGGCATATTAACCCTCTTCTATCGTGTAACCTTGTAATGAAAAGGTCAGAGGTTTATTCTCATCAGTTTCTATTTCTTCAGATTTTCCATAAAACTCATCTAATATTTTTATTTGTTGTTCTATTTCTTCTTTTGTGTATGATTCAAAAGTATTGGGATTGGTTTGTTTTATTAAACTTGCAACAACTTCATTTTTTAATTGTTCTTTACTTTTACCCTGTCTTATACCAATTAAAGCAGCTTTAGCTATAGCAATTTCATCAGGCGTTCCTGTTTTTGCTATTTCTTGATAAGCTTGAAGATTTTTTTGTGCGGCTGTTAAATCTTCTTTTGTTGGCTCATAAGCTTTCATAAAAGTTTGAGCTTTAGTTTGTGTGTTTAATGATTTTAATAAATCTTTTTGTGATTGTGGTAAATTAGAATTATCAATAGCATCATCTAATTTTTTATTCAACTCAGATTCTTTTTTCTTTGACTCCGCCATTTGCATTTGCTGTTCAGCTAACTGCATTCTTCTAGGATCACCAGATAATATAGCAGTAGATTTACCTAAACTTCTTTGTAAAGCAGCTAAACCTTCCTGTCTACGTCTTGCAGCTTCTTCTGGAGACACTTGTTGCATTGGGTCATAGCCACCAATTTTGGTTAGACCTCTGCCGACTCCTTGACCTATACCTTTAAAAAAATCTCCTATTGCCATATTTCTATCCTATTGGGTAACCACCTGAACCTGGTAGGGTTGAGGGCATATTAAGTTGTGGTAATGGTTGTGATGATGAGAACAAATTACTAAATATTGGTTGTGTTGTATTTAAAAGACCTAAACCAGCTTGGAATTTTTCTAATCCACTAGGGCTATATCCAGTTGTTGTTGTTTGTGTTGGCTGCATACCACTTACACCAGTTGCTAATAAACCAAGTTGTTGTCCAGGATAAGCTAACGCTCTTTGGAACTCGCCTCTTTGTGCATCGATTGCTCTTTGTTGTAGTCCTTGTTGTTGCTGTCCTATACCACCTAGTAAACCAAGACCTTGTAATTGTTGTCCTGCTAACCCACCAAGTAATCCTGATCTTTGCGCACGCGCTTGCATCTCTAACTGTGGCTGTGTTAATGCAGCTCTACCAGCAATATCCAAGCCACCTAATTGTCTTTGTTGTTGTAGCTGTGCTTGTTGCATCCTTCTTTGTTGTCCTAGTTCTGCACCAAAGATACCTGCTTGTTGACCAAGTTGTGCTTGTTGTAATGCACGCTGTTGCTCTTGACCAGCACCAAATACACCTAATTGCTGTTGTCTTGCTAAATCACGCTCCGCCGCCGCCTGCGCCTGCTGGAATCCTGACTGTCTTAAACCAGCTGCTGTTCTAGCCATTTGCTCTGCGTAAGGTCTTTGTGATTCAGACTCTAGTAACGCAGATCTTGAACCACCGAAAGCACC